CATGGACAAATAAGTTTCAACTAGCATTGCAGCATCAATCATTTTCAGTTTCCTCACTAATAGTAGGCGCAGTTTCAACACGGTGTGGGTTGGCTTCAAAGTCGGCCATTACACGAGTAAGGCTTTCATTCTCATTGCGTTCCCAGGCTTTGCGAAACTGTTTGATCACCGTGCCGTCTGACAATGTATATTTAAGACTATTGCCGTCTTTTGCCAGTAAACCCTTGCCTTCAAACAGGTCTACCAGTCCACTGTAGGGATTCATTCCGGTTTCGTAAGGGATTTTGATCTGTACACTTTCAAACGGCTTGGCATAACGTGTTTTCATGATCTTGCAAGCTGACCTAATGCCCTTGACTTCGGAAATCTTGTTGCCGTCTTCATCTTCTTTCAGCTTGAGTTTACGCATGGCAACTACGATACTGCTGGCATAGATAAAGCCCTGTCCACCTGAAATTTTGTCATCAGGATCAAACATGTCTTGGCTCGCATAAGTATGATTAGTACAAACCAGACCCAAGTTCAAATCGCCAAACATGTTAACACAGTTGCGAACTAGTGCTGTCAGTGCTTTGGGTTTACGCCCCAAGTCGCCTTTGAGGTCACCTGCTTCAAATTGGTTAACGTCAGTGGGTGTCAGCAACATGCCCAAGCTGTCTAGTACAAACAACACTTTGGGACGCTCGTCTGCTGGCAGTGTTTTATATTCTTTGACAAACTCACTGATCATTTTGGCTACATCATCAATCATGGCCATGTTGAGTTTCAGCAGTTTGTCGGCACTGGTGTCCACTTCAAGTGCTCGTAACCAAGCTTCATCTAGTGCATTTTCTGTGTCAATTAGGATAACGTAGATTCCCTGTTGTTGGGCATGGCGAACCAAGTTTCCACTACAAATAAAGCTCTTTCCAGCACCACTTTCGCCAGCAAATACCGTTACTTTGCCCATTGGCACACCACGGTGAAAACTGCCGGAAATTAGGTAATTTAAGGCGTAATTTCCAGTAGAAACCCAGTCTGTAGGGTCGTTAAATCCAATACTTAACCCTTCAATACTCTTAGTAATGCTTTTACGAAATTTTGCTAAATCAAAAGGTTTTGCCATGTTATTCGTCCCGTTCCATTTCAATGGCTTCTTTGATCAACAGTACCAGTTGTTCCACTGTGGGTGCAAGGATTTTTACATTTTTATAATCGCCATCACCGTCTCGCCCCGACACTTCAAACATGTAGCCATTGTCGTACATGTTGACAGTGAATGATTCTGATATTTTGTCGACTTTGTCGCTGATTTTTGTTACTGATTTTTTAGTCACGATATTACTCCATAGGGTAGCTGGGGCATTGCCCCAGCGTAATGTTTACTGCTTTTGACGGTTACGGATCATAGCCAAGATATCGTCAGCTCGCTGAGGATTGGCTTTGGCTGCTGCTTGCACAGGTGCTGTAGGTTCTGCTGACTCTTCGTCAACATCGTGATCTACAGCGGCTGAAACCACAGGAGCAGGGGCAGAGGGAGCAGCGGCAGGCGTGTAAGGCCTAGCTGACCCAGCTGACTCGTCCAGTTGAACGCCTGTGGGCTTGAAATGACCAGCCCAACGATCTGGATCATACTCGTCGCCGTTGACGCTGGCATGAAACAGTTCTTCAATGGTCTTGAGTTCTGCTGGCCCGGGACGCTTGGGCAAAAAGTCGGCCATGTTAAACAAGCCATACTGCTCAAGTGCTGCTAGTTCTGCGCTGGTCAGTGCAGTTTCTTTACGACTCCACTTGCTGGTGTTGTAGTCAGCATAGTCAGTGCCACTCTTGGTGGTTTTGACCACTGTAAAGTCTAGGCCACGCTCGTAGTGTGTGGGCAGCTCTTCCAGCTCGGGATCCAACAAACTGCTTTTGATAATGTTGTAGATCTGGCTGGAGATGATAAAACGCCTAATGGGGTTTTCAGGATTAGAATCATCGGGCAGTGGATTCTCACGCACAAAACCTTGGAATAAGTAACTGCGTTTTTTCCAATACTTGTTAGCTGTTTCCTTCAGCGACTCGTCTTTGTACCAAGGGCGAACCTCAGTCAGTACTGGACAAGTGGCTTTCCACATTTCCATGCAGGGAACGTGTACTTCGAAAGGACGCTGAACTTGCTGTCCTTTAATGCTGGTAAATGGTAGTTTGATAATTTCACGCTCAATCCAAAAGTAAGGATTGTTTGTGTCTGCATCGGGGAGAAAGCGCAATTTTGCTGTGGTTCCCATTGGGATGTTCCAATGTGGATAAATTGCTGAATCCATTTTGCCGCCGCTTTCGCTGCGTGTTTGTTGCGCTTGTAGTCGTGCGCGAATGTCTGCTAAAGAAAGTGCCATAATTAGAGTCCTTATTGAATTTTATATTAGTAAAGTACATAGGCTACGAACTCGACACCATGCCAAGTCAACCGTAGTGTATGTAAAGCTATTTAGCTTGCAACAATTATAGCAGCAGTTTTAACAGAAAGCAAGAACTGTGAGTACCAAACACGCCCAAATTTAAACTGCTTGGGGCTGGTACTCTATGTCTGACACTAGTTCAGGTAGGTTAGCTTCTAACCAGCGATAAATCACAGGTCTAGCATCTGCATCAGGGTCGTTTTCAGAATCTGCTTGTAATTGGTCTTCTAGTTCTTGGCTACCAACCAAGTCTTGTATAGCAGCAATGGCATTTATCCCATCTTCGCCAAAAGGCAATTCGCTTGCAAACAAGTCGTGCAACAATTGCAGTTCTTGCTCGTCATCGGGCTGATCATCCACTTGTCCTTCAACTACAGAATCAGCCCATCGCTCAAACTGCTCAACCATGCCCAACCGCCCTAAATGGGGTAGTGCTGCTTCTACTCTGGGATCTACAGTGGGACGCACAAATAATTCACGTAGACGTACTAAATTTTCATCCAGAGGCTCGTCGTAAGCACTAAAGTGTTCAGCATAGTAACTCTCATAATAGTTTGGTCGATTGAGATTTTTTAGTAATTGCCCAATATCACGACTGCGTTGACCAGCTTCGACTACTAGATTTTGACCACTTTCACCAAGATATTCAGCACGGCGACCGTATCTAGCAAAGCGCTCGAGGTCGCGTTTTTCTTGCACCAATTTACGAACATGCGATCCGTAAGCGTCGTAAATGTTGCCGCCAGATTCCAAATGTGGAACCAGTGCACGAGCATAGCTTTCACTGTTGATAGGTAAACGAAAACGCTCGCCTTGACTGTTTTCCACGTAGATTGAACGAATACGATTAAAATCACGTCCCTCTTTGGTAACACGGTTTACACGAATACGACTTAGCGATCGTGCTTGACGAGATTCTACGGTAATGTCTGTATCACGAACAGTGTTTTTTAGATCGTTAATAGTTAAATGATTTCGGCTGATATCTCTAGCATCAAACTTTAACAAGTTGGTTTTGGCAAAATAGCGCAGGTTACGCAAAAAGTCATACCAAACATGACGATTGCTGTGATCCAATTGTTTTGTAATAGTGCGACTAAAATAGACTTTTAGTGCGGTATCAGACAGGCTGACTGTGATATTACCAAAATTTTGTCTATTGATAACAAAATCAAAGTTAAAAAATCTACCTTCACTGGGATCAGTTGTAGAATCGGCCTCTTTATCGCCCATGCTGACCGAGGGAAAGCGAGTGCGTATTTTGTCAAACAGTGTGGTTGCAATTTTGTCTAAGTCTCTCATAATATGTATTTATGTTACCATAATGAATGGCATGGGTTCCCTAGAACCATCAATAGTGTCACGCACTGCATCGTCAACATCAACATCATACTTTTGAACACGTTGTATCATGCGTATGGCCAGTATAAGTGACATGACCAAGTCGTCGTGTTGTCCCGCTTTGGCTGCATAACTGGTGCCGTGTGCTATAAAGTTTTTTAACTCAGAAATCAAGGGTTTACTGTGTACACGCAGTTTACGCTGTTCAATTAGGCTTTTTAGTTTAGCGCAAGCAGCAGTTTTGGTTTTGGCAGTGGTAGCAAATCCTCGGCGATATCTGCGCGAACCAGTGGCTGAACTTTCAGTCAAAAACATGCCTTTGATGTTTTCTTCACCTATGTTTTGTATAACCACCAATCCAGCTTCTCCAATGGTATTGTTTTCTATGCTGTAGTAGAGATCGGTGGTGTGATCATCTACCACAGTACTGAGGTACTCGAGTATTTCCACCATGAGTGAGATCTGCTTTTGTATGATAGTGGTGTTGTGCCGCCATTCGGCTACTTGATGCAGTGTAGGCAGTTCTAGTACTTGTATAGCAGCAGCATCGCCGCCAGTGCCCAAACTGGGATCCAATGCCACTACATAGCTGTATTCTGGTTTAGGCTGTTTATACCAACGTATTTGCCCTTGACGCTCTATGGGCTCCGTACCTTCCATGTCTCTAAGCATGAGCGGA